GTTCAACCTCAGGAATTTGTACTGATCATAACCATAAAAGATCCACAAGAAAACGATATTTATTCAGAGGTAGTGAACGGATTGCGTACAAGAGGTTATGTGATGAACAATCTAGAAACACGACAAACGATAAGACAACGACAATAATATCAAAAATCATTGACCTCACCAAATAAGTGTGAAAAAGGTTTTGTACAAATTATATCTTCTTGCCCTTTGATTATTGGCAACTTATTTAGAGGTAAATTTGACATATCAAAAAAATTATTGAGGATATCATATTTCACTCTATAGGTATTTGTTTTTTCATCTTGGTGTAATTCATAAAATTTATAGCGAATGCTATTTATTAGAAAATTTGCAATTAAATCACACAACTGAATTAAAATGTTACATGAAGAATCACAATAACTGAGAGAATTAAACCCCTCATGTCTACGTGGAACTTTGAAAATATTATTATGAATTGCTTGTATGGCATAAGGAATAAGATTTCGAGTCTCAATATTTAAATTTGTTAGATTTGAGTAAGCTGTCACTTGATCGTGACTGGTATTGATTAAATTGTAAACATTATCACAAATCACTTCTTCAATAAAATCGTTAGGTAATGATAAGCCTTGAAGTTTATATATTAAAAAAGCACTTAGTGGATAATAAAGGTATTTATAAACGTAATCAATATTTATATCGGAATTTAATACAATAACCTTATTTAGCACCCTTTCCAAATCGATATTATTCATTTTAAAATCATTTTTATGCATTATATAAAATAGAACACGACATTCTTTCTCAAATATATATTGCTTTAATTCACCAAAAAGATTGATAATCAGAGTTTTTTTATCATTAGCGATTCGGGGCCCTAAATTACTACCCTTTAATTCAACAGAGTCCATTCCATTTATTACTTCATGGCTTCTTTTGATAATGTCTAATTTATTTCTTAAGTACTCATAACAATAATGGTCTTTGAAAACAATCCCAGCAAAACAAAAAAGAGAACCATCTTGTATGCTGCTTTCATCTAAAACAAGCACATTACCCATTTCATCTTCTCCTTACCTTGTCATTTCTCCAGCATTGCACATAACTTTTCCTTTTTATAGAGACAATATCAAAATAAATCGTAATTTAGAATTATGTTTTTTGAATCGATTAGATAATTCCGATTGTATCGTATTACTTTTTAATTGTATGGTTTTTTACCAAATTGTTGTTGGGAGCACCCCATTTCACTCTTCTTACCTAAAAAATATACTTACTACCAGAAATGGAGGCAGGAAGAGCATAGTATGATTCCAATTTATCAAGCTTGGTCCGTAAATAATATATCAAATAGAATTCACTGAATCATACCCCACCGCAGCAGCTGCAGCCCTAGCATAAATATGAGTATCCAAGGATTCATTCCTCTCCCGAACCTTCACCCACTCCCATTTAACTTTCGACCGCTTATCTTTTGGGATGGTTTTCTGTAGGACCTCGGCGCAGAGCTGCTTGAAGTATTCATCTTCCCGGTCTTCTGGGAAATGACACCAGCCGAATGGAAAGGGATCATCTCCCTCCGGTGGTTTCTGCTTGAGCCAATGAAAGAGCTCGCTTTTAAGGAAAGATGATCCCACTTCATAATGGAACAGGGCATTTCTCATATGCTTCCCACCGATGTGGTCCACCGCTTTTGCTCCAGAGATTGGAGCCTTCAACCGGTCAGATCCCTGGATAGCTAGGACCCGGTCCTGAGGATAGCCCCTGCAGAAATGATAGACAGTCTCTGTATTGTACCCGGCATCGATACAGATTCCTGAAAGATATAGTGATTCGCCACTGGGATGAGTCCACTGCTTAGTCATGAGCATCGCAAGCTCGTTCCAGCAGCGGTCCCCCAATGAGTTGGTAGTCGTATCAGCGGTGAAGACATGATACTCAACACTCCAATGTTCAAACCGCTTACCCCAGCCGATAACTTCAACCTCGATTCGATTCTCCTGAACATCGGCACCGGCGGTGAGCATAAGGATATCCTCATGGATCTCATCGGATCTCCAGGATTCTTTCCTTCCCCGCAGGACCTCCCAATCCTGCTGTTCTGATTTTTCTTCCCAGGTTTCTGCAAGTTCATCGTTTATAAAAGAGATCAGCTTGTTCACATTTCCCTGGGCATCGAGCCACTGCTCTACCAGCGACTCCCAGGTGGTCCAACCTACCGGGGCATAGAGGGAGCTGATCTGATAACTCCTGATACTCTTAGATGCAGTATGGGGATTTGTCGGTCTCCACTCCCCCCTCTTCAGCATCAGCTCTTTGTGATAGTTCTTTATTTCCCCCTTGCAGTAAGGGCACTCATACCAGACTTCACGTTCTCCCGGTGGATTCTTCTTCCACTTCATCTGAGACCAGAGCAGGATCTGAAATTCTCCACAGTGAGGACATGGAACAAAAAACTTCCTCATGTCTCCGGAAAGATACCCTGCTTCTACTTTAGACCTTCCCTTCACTGAGGGTTTTGAGATAGCTACAGCTTTTGAGTTCGGATAGGTCCTGAGTCTTTTCAGCAGCAGAGTCCAGGGATCTCCACGGCCATTGAGATCTTCCGGCCACTCATCGATCTCATCACCGATAGCTATTCTCTTCGGTGAAGAAATGAGGTCGGTGATTGATCCGGCATTCCCGATATTCAGTGATCCCCCAGGAAACAATTTTAGCCTGGTAGTGTTGCCTCCCTCCAGGGTCCGCTTCTTCACGATCGCATCCCTGATGACCGGGGTGCTGGTGATCATCGGATCGATACGGGTCTTGGAGTTCTTGTCCACCATCTTCTCCCCCGCCCAGACAACCAAGATCTCCGATGGATCATAGTGGATGTAATAGCCGATCGGGTTACATACCCCGGCTTCAGTTGCTCCCATCTGGGAGGCCTTCATGATATAAACCACCTTCACCCGGGAATTGGCTGAGAGCACATCCATGATCTCCCTCCAGAAGGGAGTCCGGTCTGTCCGGTAAGGACCGGGCTCAGCAGATCCCTTCGGGAGCAGTCGGTACCTGTCAGCCCACTGACTGACAGTGAGATCAGCAGGAGGTTTCAGACCTCTCGACCAGGACTTCTGCAGCACCGATGCATCAGATTTCAAATTGGGTTACCTCCTCAGAGAGTGTATGCAGAATCGTATCGATCTCCAGTCTCATTGTTTCTCTCGTATCCTCTTCATTACCACCAGCCTGGTAGGCAGCATGAGTTTTCTGAGCCAACCGGTCAGGAAGGTTACGCAGTGAGTCCGTGAGATGCTTGGCAATCTGGTACGATATCCCCACTGCAAGCTTCCGCTCGATAAGCTCCCCGGAATCTTTCCGATACTCCAGCTCGGCCTGCAGGGCAACATACTCGGCCTTCTTCGCCTGAGCGATCGCCTTCTTCCGTGCCCAGTCAGTAAACTCCTCGTCCGTTGCCGAAGGAGTACCCTTGAACTTCTGCGGGACCGTCTCTGATTTTTTCTTTCTGCCTCGCTCGGTCCGGTTGAACTCGAACTGCCGTTTGGCAATTTCAAAAACCAGCTTCCCATCCTCGGTGATTGCCTCACCGAAGATGTTCCCCCGGGCAATGGCATTGGAGACAGCACTGCGGGAAATATCGAGCCGGCGGGCAAACTCAGCCTTGGGGATGATCTCAATTTTCTTACTCATCTCTAGCTACCCCTATCAACACCATCTGCCACCAAATCGATTTACAAAATTTGAGGTACCGCAGATGCAGATGCCCGGGCGCACGACCACTCGGTATCCACCCAAACCCCCAGAAGAACCTACCCACTGCCGGCTACCATCAGCTACAGCCATTGCCGTCCTCTTATGCGCTCTCACTGCCGTAATCCCCATCCTCAAGCAGATCATCGAAGGTAGTCTTACCATCCTCCAGGGTCTGCCCGGTCTCTATGAGCTTCTTCAGCTTGGCATACGTGAGCCCATACGTACTGCAGACCTCTGCCACTGAATCGAATATCCTCACCGAATAGGTAGTGATTGCTATGATCTTCCTATGATTTGCCATCAGGCCTCCTTGTCTCTCTTATGTGCTTTAATCAGCAAGTCCACATCTTCTACACTTCTGACCACCGCGTAGAACACACCATGATCCTCACATCGCCTCTTGAACCGCTTCTGTTTCTCCGACAGTCTGCCGCTCTCTGTTTTGACCTCCAGATATCCGATCTCTCCCCAGGGAAACCACACCACCAGGTCAGCAGTCCCGGGTCGCAGTCCCATGGTGATCATCTGCATCGTCCGCAGCTTATCCTTCCCTGCTCCCTCATTGGGAACCGAGTGACAGTAAATCCCCTGCGAAGAGAGATACCCTACGATCGCTGCCTGAATATGTGCCTCATCATTTCTCATCCTCTTATTCCCCGTATTTTTCCTTCCGCTGGTAGTGGTAGTACGGTAGTACTCTATAGAGTACTACTACCGTTACTACCAAAACTGACCACCTTTGCCCCATTGGTAGTAGATACAATTACTACCGGTATACTACCTGCTACTACCGGGTAGTCTTGGTATTCCTACCGTAGTACTACCAGTACTACCGAACCGTGTGAGCATCATGACCGAAGAGGTTTCCCCGTCAATGACCTGATAACCAGCTCTGAATTCCTGGATCAATCCTTCGGCCAGCAGCTTGCTTATCATGGACCTTGAATCAGATATCTTGAACTTCTGGTTCAATGTCCCCTCCTTAGCCTCTGGATTCTCCGACTTGTAGTAATCCTTCCAGGCAGACTTTGTTATGTACGGTATGCCATCCACATCTTCAGCCCCTGAGCCTAGCCAAGCCTGGATCATGTCATTGACCCGTTCCTGCTGTTTGGCATCCCGCTGCTTATTAACCGGGGTTATTCCTTCAGTGACCACAGCACTGGTCACATATTCTCCATCATCATCCAACCAGGGAAGCTGCACCTGCTCGAGGTCCACATGGATTGCATCGACCATCTCAGCATCCTTCACCTTCTTCTGGATGATGCGGATCGGCTTTGTCACCCCGCCCGGCTCAATGTTGATATCAATGTCCATAGCAGCTCTCCAGGCAGAGGAGCCTCTTGCCCGATGCTGGGCTTCTGAGCTGACCCCCGTATGGTGAACCAGTGCAACTGAGCAGGAGAACTCTTCCATGAGATGGGCACAGGCATCGAGCATCGTCTTAGTATCCTGGGCACTGTTCTCATCACCGGCGAAAAACCTGTGGAGCGTATCCACGACAATCAGCTTCGGCTGTTTCTCTAAAGAGGCAATGCTGCTGATTGTTTTACGCAGTCCCTCAGGAGTGTTGAGATCAACTGCTCCTACCGATACTGACATATCAAGCCGGTCGACCTGGTGATGCTGTTTCCAGGCTGCCACTCTGCTTCTCAACCCGTAATGCCCCTCACCTGCCAGGTAGACCACATGTCCACTCTGGACCTTGCACCCCATCCATGAGGTCTTTTCTGAAGCAATATGGAGGCACCAGTCGAGAACCACGAACGTCTTCCCTGACCCGGAAGGTCCATGGACCATGATCATGGCCTTATCCTGGAGCCAGTGCTTTACCAGCCACTGGAGCGGTGAGGGATCTTGCGAGAACTCATCAGCTGCAATGAGCCACTCTTTACTCTTCGGCTCCAGCAGATCTTTCAGGTTCCCGCCGGCAAGCAGATAATCATTTGCATCACCGATATCAGGAGGCATGACCACTTCAGCTCCAGTCTTTGCTGAAGCCTCATCAGCGCACTTCCTCCCCGTACCTGAGAGATCGTTATCCGCAACGATTATCAGCTTCGCTAAGGGCATCTGTTCCCGTATTGAGGATGCCACCGGTATCAGGTTCTTGGCGTTGTAGGCGATTATCACAGGACTTCCTGTGACCTCATGAATACTGGCGGCTGTCGCATATCCTTCAGCGATATAGACCCGTTTTGCATCTTCAACATTACCGATCCACCAGAAGGAGCCGGCTGTCTTCCCGCCGGGATGGAATTTCTTCCTGCCCTCATCAGTTATGTACTGCAGGGAGGAGATCTCTCCATCGGGAGTCCATAACGGCAGCAGCAGTCTTCCATCAGGGGTCATCTTCAGCCCGTGAGGGGAAACCTGTTTTTCCTGAAGATAGGGATGATCATCGGGAGCCGGTTCAGCATCCTCCCAGATCTGACCGCAGCTTTTTGCTGCAGCATGATGCATGGTCTCGCGCTCTTTATCACGTATTTCAGCCGCTGCTCTCAGACGTTCTGTGACCTTGAGAGACTCGATCTCGGTAAGCTCCCTCCCGATATCAGCCCTCCACTGGTGCTTACCCTCCTCCTTCCATGTGCCAAAGGCTCCGGCAGGGATGCCGTCGTCAAAAGCGACATACCAGCCGGCTTGATCGGACCTGGAGCCGTCCGCTGAAAATCTGTGGATTCTCCCGTCAAAAGAGATGTGACCCGGGGCATGGAGGCCATTGGCTTCAATAGCGTGAGTAAGCTGGATATCCGCCGGTTCCGGGGTTTGCTCATGGGCAGGTTCCAATGGCCTGCCGAAGAGCTGGACAATATTTCCCACCCGGGCTGTAGTGGATTCTATCAAAACGGTACTCCGTCATTCGTCTCCCAGGACTCACAAGCTTTGATTGTCCTGGCAAATTCCTCAGGCGGCACTTCACCGCATATCCTGCATATCCCGTCCTCTGCATAATGCAGGCAGGTATGACAGCAGCTGGGGACTTCACCCCGCATCCAGGCTGTAACAAAATCAGGTTCTGTATGTCTCATCCGGTCCTCCTATCTAAGAATGAACTACTCATATCTTCTTCATTGAACTCATAAGTGCTCTCCCACACCCGCTCGAGTACCCGGAAAAACTTTCCCTCCTTCCGGTACGAGATCACATCCGGGGCTTTTGCATAGGTCATTACCCTGCAGAGCTCTTCAGGGCTCATGTTCTCTTCCATTTCGATCCTGCAGTTGGCAGCTATGTATCTCAGGGCTCCCAGAGCTTTCCTCCCGGCATACCCGTCATGATAGATGCACAGGTATTCGGTGACCGGAATATCAGACAACGCTCCCATGTAGATGATCTTTACCATCTGCTTTCCGCTCTTCTTGCTGACATGGGGGCTCCAGTACCAGCCTAATACAGTCATGCTTGTCATCTCATTACCCATGATGTCATCGGAATGCAGATACAGATCGTGGCTTTCTGTTACGGGGAATTCATATCCGCAATGGAGGCAGCTTCTCACCTGTGCTGCAACAATCTCATCACATCGGGGACAGATCTTAGAGGGAGGAAGTCCCTCACCCTGCACCTTCCCCTTTCCTGGTACTCGTACTGCCGTTATCGGCCCATGGGTCTCAACAACCCCGGCAAAATCCAGTACCAGACAGTGATCTGTATGGCTCTTAAGCCGCAGGCCCCTGCCAGCCATCTGGACATACAGCCCCGGGGAGAGTGTCGGCCGCATCATGACAATAAGGTCGATGTCCGGATAATCGAAACCTGTGGTCAGCACATTGGCATTGGTGAGCGCCTGGATCTCTTTGTTTTTGAAGGATTCAAGGATCTCTTCTCGCTCCCTCTTACCCGTCTTTCCGGTTATGCAGCCGGCTGAGATGCCGCATGAGACCAATACATCCCTTACATGCCGGGCATGCTCAATCCCGGCACAAAAGAAGAGCCAGGACCTCCTGATTCCTGCGAGAGCAATCACCTCTTCAACAACTGCTTCGGTCTTTGACGTGACATCGACCGCCTTCTGCAGTTCATTGCTCATGTACTCACCACCCCGCCTGTGGACCCCCGTGACCTCCAGCTTTGACCTGGTGACCTTTGATCTCAAATCAGCCAGATTCCCCTGGCTCTGAAGCTCTGCTATGGTGACCGGCTCTATGATTTCATCGAATATCGCCGGATCATCGGTGATTATCCCGTGACCCATGCGATACGGGGTTGCAGTCAGGCCGATGACCCGCAGATCAGGATTACTGCTCTCAAGCTTCTCAATGAATGTCCGATAGGTCCCTTCAGCTTTGTGAGAGACCAGATGGCATTCATCAATGATGCACAGATCTATATGACCAACATCATGGTGCTTGACTGACTGGATGCCGGCAAAGGTGATCGGCTCTCCCAACTCTTTCCTGCCGATCCCGGCAGAGAAGATCCCCAAGGGAGCGTTCGGCCAGTGCATCCTCAATTTCTGGGCATTCTGCTCGATGAGTTCTTTCATATGGGTCAGCATCAGAATCTTTGTTTCAGGCCAGTTCTGGATCGCCTCTTTACACAGTTGGGCTATGACATGACTTTTCCCTGATCCTGTCGGAAGAACCATGCAGGGATGCCCATCGTGAGTCTCAAACCAGTGATAGAGATCATCCAATGCTTTTCTCTGATATGCTCTTAACATGTTGGTACGATCTCTCCTTCCATCACATCCCGAACGAGGTCTACCACCACATCCCCGAATGGACCGTCTGCAAGGATCTCTCCACTGGAATACCCATCCTCACCGTTTATGACCTCCAGCTCATCAATGAGCCAGCAGGCATTCCACTCTGTCGACTTGGACTCGATTAAAGACCATGGGACGAGATCAGGATGAAATACATGCGATCTACATCCGTCATACTGGGCATCTTTGGGGATCTCTGCACTCCATCGTCGGCAGGTCCAGGTGCTGTTCTGGTGCGGGGTCGCATGAGCACAGGTCCTGCAGTTTACCTGGTTCGTTGCCTGCTGCTCATGGCAGAACCCATAGGCAGCGCACATCTTGCACTGATACCAGGAGGGATCAGCAGAAACAGGTTCAGGCAAACGCTCACTCAAGGTAATTCGCATACCACGGTTCAGATATTTCTCACCTACACTCCGGTCGATATACACTCGTTCGGTGTAGAGCCTGTCATCATCCTTGCAGACAGCATAATAGAGAGCCCGGGAGATATTTGAGCGAGTCATGGCGCACTGCATCTGGACGAAATGCTGCCACTTGGCTTTCTCCACTCCCTTTTTCACCAGCTCATCAAAGCTCTTTTTCGAGTGGGTTTTGCACTCCCAGATATGCACAGTCTTCCCAGCTTCAGGAAGTCCGCTGTAGATAATCCCGTCGGGGCTACCCTGGACATGGGCTTCTGCATAGATGGTTCTCTGGTACCTGCCGGTCTCACGCAGGTCCACCCCGATCGCCCGGAGATCCGATGCTGCCGTGGTCTCTTCAAGATGGCCTCTCCTGAAAAGTCGCTTGATCCTGCCGGGAAACTCTTCTCTAACCGCCCAGCGAAACGATAACCATAACCACCGGTCACACGGATGGCCGAGCAGGGAAAACCCAAGATGATGGCGCGGTTTTTCAATCATTTGTTCGTGGTACTGGTTTACTCGTGATATTGTATTGTTTTCCTGCTCTGGTATAATGGCCATGCACTCCTCCTATGGCAATTTGATCACCCCGGCTGCAACCGGGGTGCATATGGTTGGTAGCCGTGTATTATCTCTTTGCCCAGGATGGAGTGCTTTTATTTCCAATGACCGGCCCTGTTCCCGCAGGACTCATAGGTTTCGGTGCCTTGAGACCGGAAGGTATTCCTTCCCTCTTCTTATAGCCTTTCACCTCATTTCTCGGGTCGGGAAACTCATCAGTCGGTTTTGTTAAACCGACCTTGATGCTGCAGTCCCCTCCGACGAGCTCATTGGTATCCTCGACCCGAACAAGACCGATGGCTCTGATCAGGGACCCGAGCTGTTTATGGGCAATCTCCACTGTCTGGGGATTCTTGTTGATGAAGTTGATCATATCAAAGACGACCCTACCCTGGTGGCTGGGCCCTTCGATAACAAACTGGATATTGATATACTTTCCCCCGCTCTTGGCATCCTTGATATCTGCCTCTTTAATCACCGCGTCATACCAGCCTGTGGGGACCGGCTCGAATGAATCTTCTCCGGGAAGATCAGCTTCGTTATATACTTGTCCTAAATATGCCATTGTTATATTCCTCCTTATTTCTCTTGTTCTCGTGAGATCTGAAACCCCGGTCTCCCCGGCTTCGTAGTAATAGCAGCAAGCAAGGGAGCGGTGATCTCTGGATCACTGGTATCCCATACAGCCTTGTTGATATCAGCCTTCCAACGAAACAGAGTAGAAAGCTGATCGGTGGTTCCGTGAATCTCCGCAATCCTCTGGAGCTTGAGCTCATCCACTTTGCGGGTCATTCTTCCAGTTACCTTGATCTTAAAATTATCGACAGCCACTGTTTTGGTACCCTCGAATGATTCAGGGATGTTCACCTGAGCAGCTATCCACTCTTCAATATCGCGCCTGTTCTCTGCAGCCGTCTTTTCATTCTGTTTTGCCTCTTCCCAGGCACGGCAAGCTTCTTCTAACTCAGTCAATTTGGGTTCCTCCAATCTTTGAAATGATTAGACCAAGATCCGGGGACTCCCAGGTGTCCAATTTCCCGGAGCGGTCCTTTGCCGTCCAGGTCCCATCTGAATCACACATCAGAGCCCGCTCGGTGATCCCTTCGTTATTCTTCTCCACTCTGAGAGCCAGCACCTCATCAAAAAAATAGGGAAGCTGCTGACCGGTCTTGTTGCCCGGCATGGATGGGGTATAGAGAATCCTTCCCATCTCATCCTGGGTCTTCTCAAGCTTGGCCGAGAAATAGACATGTTTCCCGGTTATATCCCGGAATGCTCTGATGAGATCAGTCACTTGCTCCTGCATGGCCCCATAGGCCTGGCGGGGATCTTTCGAATTCTTTTTCTCGTTACCCAGCACCACTTCTGCTATCTCTGAGATGGAATCGAGACAAATGGTTTGATACTCCGATCCCTCTTCACTGACAAGCCAGCTGTAGGCATCCTGCAGGTCTGAGACCGAAGAGATCTCGATATACGGGATGTCCTCGTCTGAGAGCGACAGCAGTCCTGCCTCTGCTGATAACACAATCGGCTTGGGAAGGGTTTTTACCAGGGTAGTTTTACCTGCACCAGCTGCACCATAGACCAGTAATTTCACACCAAGGACTGCAATGTCTTTGGTCGTCTGTAATCGTATTGCCACACGTTCTCCTTATCATTTCGGCTGCTTCAAATTGACTGATATACGTTGCAGCCAGATGCATATCAGTAATCCCGGTGCGACTCTCCGGGCATAGCTCTATCGTCATGGGGTAGCTCCCCAGGTTGGTCAAAACTCATGAGATGATTATGCTGTCAGTTGAAGATCAAGGATCTCTGTAGATATCACTGGTCTTGGGTACATATACCTGACCGTAATATTCAGCAATCAGAAGAAAGTCACGTGCTCGAATAATTATTGGAGATACACATACACACGCACTGTTTCTTCTCGTATTTGTCACTCTCATGCTTATCACTATACATATGTGTAGGTACCTTATCAAGTCTATTTTACAAACATTTATCATGCTCGAATATGTAGATTATGAGCTAATAAACACTAGTCTACATCTACATATTTTGATATACTCCTATGCATGATTAATTTTTGGAAACGAGTGAAAAAAAATTTAGATCCCGAGCATAATCAGACTTGGTTATGTGACCAGATCGAGGTGGCAACAGGGACCATGTCCAGTTGGATCACCCATGATCGCGTCCCCAAAGCTGACATTGCTGTCAGAATTGCTAAAGCTCTTGGAGTCTCAGTAGAGTACCTTGTGACCGGTGAGGATGATGAAATTCTCCTGGAACAGGAATACGCTCGAAAAGAGGTCTCTCAAGCTGTCGATAACCATGCAGTATATCTAACACCAAACAATCATGAATTTTCTCTTTCAAAGGATGATGAGGTTATCCTGCTCCCGGTTCTCGATCAGAAAGCATCGGCCGGATATGGAGCAATGGTTCTCGACCAGCAGCAGTCCGGCTACCGCATCCCCGTACTCAGACGACTAGTTGCACAGTACAATCCTGATAAGCTCAAAGCTGTTGAAGTCAGGGGTGATTCCATGACCGGGGTGAGGATGTTTGATGGGGACATCGTAGTCTTTGCTGCCGGGTTCCTTGCATCCGAAGGGATCTACGTCCTGACAGTAAACGGTGATGTTCTGGTAAAACGGCTAGAATTCGATTCCCTGGACAGGACCATCAAAATCTCATCCGAGAACCCAAGATACCCGGATATCAAGACAATATCGACCGACAATGACAACGTCACCATCAACGGAAAGGTTGTCGCCTGGTTTCATTGTCATCCGTATTGAGATAATCAAGTTGAGAACAAAAAATGTCAGCTCAAAACTTCAAATTGGTTTCTAATCCCTCGTGAAAAATCAACTTTATCTTTTAACTTCTCATAAGAAGATGCATGAATACTTAAGGGCGAAATTGTTGTCAGAGTAAAAGTTCTATATACCACTTTCCTCTTTTGGATCTTCCCAAAATATAGGTTTTTCCAAACTAATGAATCGTAAGTGTTTGAACGCCTTTGGCCTATCTTGTGCAAATAATCATATGGATCAATCGCTTTCAGTTTTGTTGGATTGCTAATCAGAGTTTCATTGTAAGCGTCAAATAGACCCCACCCCTGATGAAATCAGGAAAATGAGAGACCTGTCAGCTTACTGATGAACCCAATATCCAAGGTGTCTGGCAACTCCACATTCCAG